TGAATCTTGGAAAAAAGGTTAACCTATTAAACTAACAAAAATGAACAACAAAAAGGAAAATGGTATGGGTCAATTAATTCGTGTTGTGATTTTGAGTTGGTCTGCCGCACTACTTACCGCAAGTTATGCTGGTATGTTTGCTAAAATGGACCCCACATTTATTGCTACAGTATTTACTGCTTCTGCTGCCACTTTTGGTATTAATACAATGAAGAAAGGTGGAGATGATGATGATGAAAAAAAGGAACTTCCAAGAACTGAAACGGTTGTAGAAGCACCTCCTGAACCACCTGTTTCAACAATTGCTGAAACAACAGTATCTCTTGAAGAAAGAGTTGAAGCACTTGAGGAAGGACAAGTTCAACCACGTACAGGTGGAGTCTAATGGCAAAATCATCAAACAAAGGTAAGAAAGGTTCTAATGGTGGTAAGCAGTCCAAACAGAATCAAGGGAATGCTACAGCAAAGAAAGCAAAGAATGGTGGAAAGAAAAAATGAGGTATTATGCCAAGAGAGTTCAATACTCCAAATCGTGAATGTTGGAATACTCCCATCCACCAAATACTTAAAGCCATAGATAATCACACCCGTCTTCATTTGGAGACGGGTAATTTTTGGCATGAAGAGCAGGCACAGATACTTAGAACATACGTTAAAGAATTAAAAGTTTTTATACACGGGGAGGAGGGGAGAGAATGACTGATCCAGTTTGGTCCGTGAATATTATGGTTGCTATTCTATTGGCACTAACAATAGGATATATTTTATACATATTTAAATTAGCAAAAGAAGAATGAAACAATTAGCATTAGGTTTATCAATTTTAAGTTTGAGTATTAGTGGAGCACTATGCTATGGTGCATACACAACTTATCAAAAAGCACAGAAGATTCTGGATAACCCAGAAGAGTTTGTTGGATCTGTGGTAGAGAAACAAGTAACAAAAGCATTTGAGAAACTACCTATTCCAAAACTAAATACTGAGAAGTTCAAACTACCATTCTAATGGATAAAGACCCTTATATTTACAGAGTAAGAAAAGTATTAAAAGTAGTTGATGGGGACACAATCGATGCGGACGTTGATCTTGGGTTCGATATTTCTCTTACTAAGCGAGTACGCCTTGCTGGCATTGATACTCCAGAAAGTCGTACTACAGACCTCAAAGAAAAAGCACTTGGATTAGAAGTCAAAGAATGGTTGAAAAAAAGATTAGAAGGTGCTAAAGATATTTTAATCAAAACACAACTACCTGATAGTACCGAAAAGTATGGTAGAATTCTTGGTAAATTGTATATTAATAATGAAGAAACATCACTCAATGAACAGATGATTGATGAAGGATATGCCTGGTCATATATGGGTGATGCTAAAGTAAAAGATTTTGGATTATTAGAATCTAAGCGTAAGAAGTAATTATTTGTCGTGTGCTTTTTTATATTGACTTTTCTTTTCTTCCTTCCATTCTTTTTTGAGTAGTTTTAAATTCTTCTTATCTAATTCTGCTGTGAAGTAGAGTTGTAATTCATACTGGGTAAGGTCTCTATTCAAGAGTTTCTTACCCCTTATAAGTATCTGTTGAACGATGGGTTTCATTTTACCTACCATCCATTCCACCAAAGATTTGCCAATAAGAGCCGCAGCAACAGAAGCAGTAGCAGTGGTGCCAGCAAGAATAACCTGTTCTTTTGGAGGAATTGGAACTTCCCCGATGATTGGTACTTCAATTACAGGCACTCCAAGATTAGTGTTTACTGGTAGTATCGCATCTTCACTTGATTTATCTTCTTGAGGCAATACTTGTTGAATTTGAGGAGGTAGTATAGGTGGTGGACTATCAGGAAGACCTCTAGACTTCTCTTGCTTCTCATCCTCCTGTGCCTTCTTCTCTGCTCTCACTGCCGCATCAAACTCTTCCTGTGTAGGAACATTGATGATTGGATATTTGAGTGAAGTATCTGGTGCTTGAAATACAGGTAATTCTAGACTACGAATGAGTGGTTGTGGAGTTGATGTTACAACGGGAGGTTCTAAACTTGGAACAATACTATTACCAACAATACCAACGTTAGGAATTTGGTTGGTATTGTTTTTTATATTACCTATTCCACCTGTATTGATTGTTGGTATATCACTCATTTCCTCACCACATCTTTCGCATTAGAATACCGAACAACTACATCAGCACAGATTTTATAGTATGGACTATCTGGATGAAAGGTAATGCCATTCTTGATTGCTTCACCGCATTTCAGTAATCTAACTAATTCAAAATCTAAACGACTTTTATCAACTTCACTTTGTTGTCTTGCTATTTCTACTTTTGCTCTTGACTTACAAAGTTCCATCAACATACCATCCAAAGGTATATTGAAACCTGCAGAGATTCCCCAGTTATAATTTCTTGAATCAAATGTCTCTGGGTCATCACTACCATTTCCACTATTCAAAGCAAATGGAGATATTGAGAATGTTGGTCCCTGGCAACTTACACCACCACCATAAGTATTCATTGCGTAAGGACCTTGTAAGACTTGTACTGCCTGATTCGTCACGTTACCCGTTGCCGATGCTGATGGTCCTGCTATGTTAGTATTAGATGGTGCTGGGGCGCTCTGAGCAAACGCACTACCAGACAACACTACTGTGTAAATACAGAGATTGATGTAGTAGTTGAATTTGTTTCTGTAGTTCTGTCTATCCATGTTTCTTTTGCCAATCCAGTTCCGAGATATGTCTCACTAAATTGGAACGGAGCACCTTGATCCATAATGGTGTAGTTTGCTCCAGGAGATGGAGTGCCAGGAATATTAATATTGGTTCCAGTTACAGTATAAGATGTGCCAGTTGAGTATTCCACCTGGCGTATGGTTTCTACAATCCGTGTAGTTGATTCTGTTGTGGCGTTGATAGTTCCTCTGGTGAAATTAGGTACAACACTATTAGCATAAACAGGAGTACAAATGACTCCCGTTGCTAAAAGCAGAACGGGAGTTATGTGTCTCATTTGAATACGCTCAGTTCAATAGTGCGTTGTGCTGTTCCTGTTGAACCAGGACCACCAGCAGTAATAGTAGGAACACCAGTTCCTGATAATGTACCAGCAAGAGAACCTTTGTCTCCTGCTAACTGAGTAACACTATCTCCATAAAGGTTGGGAGAAGCAATGGCTCCAGCAGACCAAGATTGGTTGGTAACTAAAGCATCGGAAGCAGTAAAACTTTCCGAGAAACTAAATGCCTGACCTGATGTATTGATATCATAAGTTCCAGCACCACTTGTTCCACCAAATGCTGATGATGTAATGTTTGTTCCCGACACACCATAAGATGCCCCGATTCTTGTTGAATGTACCGCCGCACCTTGAACGTTTAGTTGAATGGAATCAGTAATTTTAGATGTAATTTCAGCAGCACTTACAGGAATAACAAAGAATAACGAAGAGATTAAAAGTAATCTTTTCATTTTCTTGGTATGAATAACTACAGATATTTATGAAATCTTTTTTATTATGAGAGAAAAAATAGTTCTTATTTATACTGTGCCACTTAGGTAACTGTACCTATTGACAGGATTTGCTGACAGTGTTATCATATATACATACACGGGGTTAAGAACCGTGTCTTCTCCAACCGGGATCACGAGAAGTAAAGCATCCCTCATACCTGCACTGGAGGGTGGTGCAGGACATAATGTAACCAGTTCGTCCCCCGAACTCATATTTACCCCTTTTAATTAAATGACTGCTACAATTGCTTTACGCCGTTCTGGCGACAATCTCTGGGAACGTTACCTTAGTTGGGTAACAAGTACAAATAATCGGTTATACGTCGGGCATTTTGGAACCATTATGATTCCAACATTACTTGCTGCTACGGTTTGCTTCATTATCGCTTTCGTTGGTGCTCCCCCAGTGGACATTGACGGCATTCGTGAACCAGTTGCCGGTTCTCTAATGTACGGAAACAACATCATCTCCGGTGCCGTTGTTCCTTCTTCTAATGCTATTGGTCTTCACTTCTATCCTATCTGGGAAGCTGCCTCACTTGATGAGTGGCTCTATAACGGTGGACCTTTCCAACTTGTTGTATTTCACTTCCTCATTGGCATTTATGCTTATATGGGTCGTGAATGGGAACTCTCCTACCGTTTAGGTATGCGTCCTTGGATCTGTGTTGCTTACTCGGCACCTGTTGCTGCTGCATCTGCTGTATTCCTGGTCTATCCTTTCGGTCAAGGTTCTTTCTCTGATGCTATGCCCCTCGGCATTTCTGGTACTTTTAACTACATGCTTGTATTCCAGGCAGAACACAACATCCTGATGCACCCGTTTCATATGATGGGCGTGGCGGGTGTTTTTGGAGGAAGTCTTTTCTCCGCAATGCATAGGGAACTGTGCCCTTGTTGAGTAATCAGCAAGTGAAAATCGGGTGAACTGCTGGAACCCTAAGTTACTAAAATGTTACTTGACTTATATAAATAACTCTGGTAACATAAACTTTATGACTAACCAGTACTTATCTTTTATTGAGGAATGTAAATTAAAAACATATCCTCCCAATACTTATCTTGAAG